CTTCCATATTATTAATTATCTACCTCTAGTTCTACCTTGATTGAAATCTTCATCTGGTATATTAGATTCAAAATCACTTAACCAGTTATCATTATTTTGTTTCGGAATGTTATCATCATTATATTGTTTAGCTAAACTAAAGAAACGGCCATTATTTTGAGGTAATGAATCAGTAATAACATTAAAGTCACAACTTACAGAAATTTTTCTAGGTGTTTCGAACATTTCTCTATCGCCTTCGATATTAATTTCCCATGAATGATCTAAGTCATATGTATAACTCAATGAAGTCATAACTACTGCTGTCTGATGAAATAAATCTCCTAATGTTATTCGCATCCATGGGCCTACCAACGCAATAGATGTAGGATCATATTTAGGTGCACAATAACCAGCAAGTGCATTTAATTTTCTCCATGTTGGTTTGATTTCATCACGGTCGGTTATAACAATATCAAATCCTAAACTTAAAGATCTTCCATATCCAGTATATTGATAATTTGGATCGGCGCGTCCGATCATTTTTACGTCTGTCCACGATGGTGAGAATGAATCAGCCAAACTAGTCAATACCGCTCTAAATACAATGATGTCATCAGAGCCGCCGCCATCAACTAAATTTTTTGCAGTTAACGTTGGTCCTGTTAAGAAAAATTTTATAAAGTCTTTAGTTAATGATGTTTTAGGTACAGGTGAAGTTTCAGAATCTAGTCCAGGTGATGGTTTCCATTGATATGCATTTTTTAATAAACGTTTTCCAAAATCGATAACAGTAACTTTATCACCGCGAAATGGTGTTACAACTTCTAATGGGAAATTTGTTCTAGCAAATTTTCCTTTATTTCCTTGAATCGCATTAAGTCTCCATTCTGTATTTACTTGACTACGCAATGTAAAATCACTTCGTAATGCAAATTTATTGTCATGATCGCCCCAACCATAACCAAATTGACCAACACCATTTAAATTAAATAATGCATAAGCTCCGGCTGGCGATAATGACGTTCCAGCATAAAGTCCAGCTCTTCCACTTGCAAGGCCCGGACGTATTGATGCAGCTGCACCATCTTTTCTAGCATTGCCAATAGCTGAACCTATTTTTACAAGTAAATTTGCATTTTGATTAGCAAAGGAACTTGCAAAACGTTTTGCTCGAAAATCTGGATATGGTGATAAATTACCAACTGAATTAGTGATATCAATTATATCTCCGCTGTAATTTAATTTATTAGTTAATTGATCAAAAGGTAATGTAAAATATGTATTATCAAGTACTCCGTTGCTATCAATTGCAGTATTAAATACTTTTTGAGCACTTTGTCCTATTTGTGGAAATCCTAACGCTCCAGCTGCAATGCTGCTAGCATAACCAAAACTATTTCTTAAAAATTTATCATTAGTTAAGTTTGTAAAACTGCCAGTTACATTTAATGGAGCTTGTATTAATGATTCCGGAAATAATCTTGTACCTGCTGGTGCTAATATTGGTGCATATGATGGATATGATACTGGCGAGTCAAATGGATTGCCTACATAACCAGCTGCTGGTATATAAGGCGTTTGTGTTAACTGTTGAGTCGCACCTGGATCAAAAATCGTCGGATTAGATAATTGTTGTATTGGTGGAGCAAAACCTAATATTGGATTGCCAATGCCAATTGTTACACCTATATTGCTAGCAGGACTAAATTGCGATGAATATGCAACAGTTGGATTAGTTTGTAGCGTATCCGGTAGTATATTAAATGGGGTCGTAAATTGTTGTGTTGCATTTAACGTTGGATTTGGTGGGTTTGATATGAAATTAGTTTCTGTAGTAGTTATAATATCATAAAATGGGGTAAATTGTGAATTATTTTGTGTAGTAGGATTGGTTTGTAGCGTATCTGGCAGTATATTAAATGGCCCCGTAAATTGTTGTCCTGCTCCTAATGTTGGGTTACTCATTGTTTTTCCTATCCATAATATGCACTGTTTATACCAGCACCAAATGTGTTATCTCGTTTTGATAATATGCGTGTTTGATTTCGTATTTCTGCAATCATCTCATCTATTTTCGATGCTAAATTAGAATTTCCAGAATTAGATTTTGGAAATAAATTAGTTCCTGCAACAACTGTGTCATCGTTATTCAATGCAAACGTATCTTCTCCTGCTAGCAGTATGCGATCGCCATATCCCGTCGGCGTTGCAATAAGGTCATCCTGCGGACCACCGGTGGTACCACCTGCACTATATGTTGGAGCTTTTACTGCAAACCCAGATCCAGCTCGATTTTTTAATGCATTGAATACCGTACCAGCAATATTTCCTGCTAATAAAGTTGCACCTAAACTTTTCATATCTTCGGCAGATTGGTTTTGTTGTATTCTTTTCATTTCTTCTACAGCTGCTGTAAAATCATCACGCATTGCTTGCGTGGAAGTTCTAGCAAAATTTAATTTCTGTAATACTAATTGTTCATTTGAATTTTGCAACTGTTGTTCCAAGAGATCTTCAGTTGTTCGTTTGTCATTAGAATCATTAAACTGTTTTAATTCTTCTTGTGTTAATTTATTATCGTTTGCTAACTGCTGAGCAGCTGCGGCGATTGAACCATTATCTGATATATTAATTTTAATTCCATTTTCTCCAGCTTTTTCTATAATTTTTTGTTTTTGTATTGCTGAAGCAAGTTGTTGTTCTTGAATACCTAATAAATCAGCCATTTGCTTTCTAGCAAACAGGTTTTTTTCTAAATTATCACCTTCTTTTTCAACAATTTCGGTTAATATATCAGCTTGTTTATTTGCATCTCCACGTAATGTTGCTTCTCGATATAAATTAGTTAAACTTTGATTTTGGTCATTAGTTAATTGACGACCAGTTAATAATTGATATTCTAATTCTTTACCTATACTACTTTCAATATCTAATAAAGCTTCGCCGGCGCCCGCTAAATCTTCTAATTTTAATCCTAATCGAGATGCCTTAATAGTTGCTTGTTCTAAAGAACCAGGTAATCGACCATATTGTAATTGAATATCTGCCCCAGCTTCTGCAATACCTGCGGTTATCATTTGTGTATAACCTAAATCGCCATTTGTATCACCTAATGCTTTTGCGACTGCTTGTGTGAATTTTAATTGTTGAGCGGCATTATCAGCATTTGATGCTGCATATTGTGTAAATGATTCTGCTTGTTCTGCAGTTAATCCTATAGATTGATCTAATAAGAAATTAGTTTGCATCATCCCTTGATAAAATTCGTTATCTGCCAAACCAAGTTGTTTCATGTTAGGTAGAATTTTTTTAATGATTCCACCATATTTAGAAAATTGTTCAGCAGTCATTTTAGTTGTTTCAGACGCGCCGGACATATCTTGTGACATCTTTAAAAATTGTCTCGTTAATCGTTCAGCTGCATTAAATCCAATGCCCATTGAATCTGATGTTTTTTTGAAACTTTTTTCATAGTATGTTGCTGCTCCGGCAACTTCTTTTAACGATGCTTGTACCTCTTCTTGTAATTGAACAAATTGACTAAAACCTAAATTAATTTTAGTAGTTTCGCTATCTAATTTACCAAATGCAGCAACTGCTTCTGTGCCGACTATTTCAGTGATATCTTTTAAAGCTGGTATAATACCAGTAGCAGCGGCTCCTAAGTCTCTTAAGAAAGTAGTCCAACTGGGTGTACTACCTTGTTTAGGTTGTTGTTTTAAACGTTGTATGAGTTGTTGCTGAGTCATAAATACTTATTTTTATATAAATATTTACTTACTAAATTTTAGGTTGTATAGGAGGAGATGCAATTTGTTTAGTTTTTCTGTTTTTATTTTTTTTAGCTTGTGCAATTTCTTTTTGATATTCAGCACGTTCTTCTAATATACGAGTAACATGTTTCATCCACCGGCGCCGTATGAATATTGGCATCGTATAAATAGTATCCCAATCCCAACGACCTTCGCCGTGCCAAATCATGTTAAATAAATTGTCGTGTAATATTACTTGGTCTTCTGGACTAAAACCAAAAAAGGTCTGATCTAAGTTGAAACCCAGTTGTGAAGGTGCCCCCGTTTTCACCTTCAAACTCATGAGTTAAATCAATACCTGGAGTATTTTTTATAAAAAATGTTCGAAATTCTCGAGAATTTTTAGCTAATAACTCATAACGCATAAAATTTTCAATGTCAGTAGTTTTTCTAGAATCGCCTACTTGTTTAATTATGCTACCAAGAAGTTTAGTTACTGAAGCTTCGGCTATATCAATTTTTATATTATATGAAAATTTAATATTAATTCCATCGATACTATAATCAAATTCACCATTTTCATCTGATTGTAAATCAAATGGTTTAAATTTAATTTTTTGCAAATTAATGCTACGATCTAACATGTTGCCAGTTACTGGGTCTTGGATTTGAACTGGGTAGTCAGACCCATATGATAATATTCTAGCATATATAATTAAACCATTTTTATCAAATGTTGAAATTTCTTGAACATCTACACCTTCGGTAACAATAATTGATTCTAATAATTTATCAAATACTACTCCATTTTTTATATATGAAACATTAGTTAAAATGTCTTCATCATATGCAGTCATATATCTCATTTCAATTTGACCGCTACGTAGAGGTGATGATTCAGGATAAATTTTTCCAGCGCTGGCTAATGAAACGATAATACTAGGCAATTTGCTTCGTTGTTTTGATTCATAACGCTGTTTTGCTAATTCAATAATGTTTGGATCAATTTTAGTAGTATGTGTACTCATATATTCCTTATAACCTTTATTATAAATATGTTCGAACATAAAAAAAGCCCCAATTTAAGGGGCTTTAATATAATTTTTATTTTGAATTAGAAATTCAAGAATGCCCAATCAAATTGTATAGTTAATTCAATTTCTTGTACTGCATCACTTGACCAATCAAAAGTTCCAAATCCTGCACTAGTAATAAATGCACCATTAAGTTGCCATTCTTCAATTATTTCACCTAATGGAGAAAGTTGATGCAACTTAAGTGTTTTTTTGTAAAATGAATGAATAACCATCGCGGCCTGTTGCTGATTCGTGATGTAAACGAACCCATTCCATAACAGCTTGTGCTCCAGATGGAACAATTGCATCATACAATGTCATAGTTATGGTGTCCCATGCATGTTTACCTGCAACATAACGTTTAACGTTAATCATATCTAATTCAACAGCTGTGTTGGTAATTGTTGGTTTACCTGATGCTTTGATAAGATAAGATGGAATATCATCCATATCAAGAATGAAATGATGTTGGCGTTTCGGTTCCCAAGAATATGCTTTATCCCAAATATCAACATTTGAAACAGCGTCTAAGTTTGGATTCAATTGATCTATTAATGCCATGTTCTTTCCTATTTTTAATATAAATATCGAGAATGTAAAAAAAGGCAGAGCGAACCCTGCCTTTTA